ATATATTATACGATGATGGAACGAAAGATACAAATATAACTGAGAATAATATAACTGAGAATAATATAACTAAGAATAATATAACTGAGAATAATAATAAAACCGAAGTCTCTGAAAATTTTTTATCAAAATATGGAACAACTGCTGCATTGGGTGTTAGTGCGGCTGCATTGGGTATTGGTGCATACCATTTGTTAAAGTCGAAAAAAAAACGTAAATCGAAGGATTCTTCTTCTTCAAAGAAACCAAAACGTTCTTCAAAGAAAAGATCATCGCGTCCTCGATCAAGAGGGAGAAAATAAATAATGCTTTTGATAATAATTATTAAAAGTATTAAGTTTGTTTTGCTTAATGAATTATTAAGCAAGATTTTGCTTAATATATTATTAAGCGATTATTAATTACCAATATGATGTTTTTTGATCGCTTATCCAAGTTGCGAAGCAAGATTTTATCTTGTTTAAGAAATCTTGCTTATCCAAGTTGGAGAAGCAAGATTTTATCTTGTTTACGAAATCTTGCTTCTCCAACTTGAGAAGCAAGATTTTATGGATTCATCTTGTTTAAGAAATCTTGCTTATCAAGTTGGATAAGCAAGATTTTATGGATTTTGCTTACCATTTCCCAGTGGTCTTTTTCACCATAATGTTCTGTCCTTTCGCTTTCTTTTTCGCATTCGGGTCATATTCATCCCCATCATCGTCGGTTAGATTCTTCGACAATTCCCAAAACTCTTTCGCACCAAGTTTGAAGTCAGGTCTGTTCTCCGCTTTATACCAAAACACCTGATCATTGATCTTGTTTGACTTGGAGTTGTTCGAAATCACCATGCACTCGTAATTCTCAGTCGTTTGGTCCATAATCGAGCAAAATGATTCCAGTGTCGGAAACATCGATGCATAGTTCTCCCATATTTTTTTACGATTTGACAAATAATTCTCTCGCAAAATAAAAACGTAGTCTATATTGGTGCGGAGATTTGGCGGAATACCCAATGGGTATTGCATAGTGATGATTAACATGATCTTCCAGTGCCTTCCGTTCATAAACAGTGCACGCATCAACTTGTCTTTGGTCCAGCTGCTGTCGTAAAGACAATCATCGAGAATCACAAACGTCCTCGGATCGATCGAACATTTTTTGTAGGTTTCCATTTCGGTTTGGCACTGCTTCATTACTGCCTTTTGTCTTCGGAGAACATTTTCGATAAGGATGCTGTTGTATTCTTCGTGGATAAAGAGTTTAGGAACGAGTTTGCCGTAAAAGCCGTTACCTGCCTCTGTCCCGGACATCACAGTGCCGATGGGGATGTCTTGATGATGATATAGCAAGTCTTTTACCAAAAATGTTTTACCCGTGTCACGACGGCCGATCAAGACAATTACAGGACCCTTGTTCTCTTTCGGATCAAAGGTAATAGATCTCATATCGAATTTTTTCAACTCCAGTGTCATTTTTTATAAATAAGTAGAATATTATAAATAGATACTTAAACCGATTAGTTCAATATTTTACTAAAATAGATATCTAATAAAATATAATGTTTAGCATTAACTACAAGAAAGTGAAAAAGTTTGATTTAGAATCGGCGAAACATGAATCTTCGCAAGACAATGACTACAACCCTTTCGAGATCCGCGATTTGCAGTCTTATCTACCCACATATACCCGATTTTTCGAAATGGATGATAAGAACTACAACAAGATTGCTTTAAACCATCGATATCAAGTGCATGATTTGAAAACCGTCTATGACACTGCCGCTTCTTCAGATTTGCTGATTGAAAAACCGATCTTTGTGAAATACTCGCCGGTCCTCGATCCTTTGCATTTTTTGCGGGGCAAATACAATCTTGAAACAGAGGTTACTCGAACCCTTCCCAAGTTCAATGAGACATGTTTGTCTAAACTGATGGACGTGAACAATGCATCTTACGTCGACGGATTCTTTTCATACTTGACTTCGATGATGAAGGAGACACATGGGTGGATTCACGGGATTGAATATTACGGGTCCTTCATGGGGGTTCAGCGAAAGTTTCGGTACAATATTGCCGATGATTTGGATTTTGTTATGAATTGCCCCTATTTTGTAAACAATATGAACAAGTATTTTACGGTTGATCCCGTGGCATCGTCCATTATAAACAAGTCTTCTGGTGAAGGTTCAAGATCGAATAAAATCAAACTGGCAATTGATGATGCGGACAATGCGATTGTACTTGATTTTGAAAACCTGTCTCCCGATTCTCTCGTTGAGAACACAGAAGATGCGTCTGGATTGGAGGTCGAGTATGAATCGAAAGAGAAAGACAAAAGTGAAAGTAGCTACAGCGATAGTAGTAGTGACAGTGAAAGTGATAATAGTGAAAGCGAAAGCAGTTATGACGAGAGCAAGGGTTCTGATTGGGAGACCGAATCGGGATCTGGATCTGGATCGGGATCTGAATCTGAATCTGAATCTGGATCCGAATATGAAGACGAAGAACAAATGTTCAGTTATTTGAATGAGTTCCCAGTTCAACTGATTTTCCAAGAGAAATGCACGGGAACCTTTGATAAACTGATTATGCAACGCCAACTTAACGACGAACAATTCATCGATGCTCTGATGCAAATCACCTTGATATTGGCTACATATCAAAAGATGTTTAACTTTACACACAATGATCTACACACAAACAACGTGATGTTCATTGAAACAGACGTCGAGTTCTTATACTACAAGATCGATGGTATCAATTATAAAGTCCCCACAAATGGCCGCATTTTCAAGTTGATCGATTTCGGAAGATCCATCTACAAGTTCGGTAGTAAAACGTTTTTCAGTGATAGTTTCGCACCTTCGGGAGACGCCTCCACTCAATACAATTGCGAACCTTTTATGAATGCCAATAAACCGAGAATCGATCCAAATCCCAGTTTCGATTTGTGCCGCCTTGGTTGCTCCATCTTCGATTTTGTCTGTAGAAGCAAAGATTTGAAAACCCCTCTACAAAAACTGGTTGACAGTTGGTGCAATGATGATTTCGGAAAAAGTGTCCTTTACAAATCAAGTGGACAAGAGAGATACCTGGATTTCAAGTTATACAAGATGATTGCACGCACAGTCAACAACATTGTCCCGAGAGATCAATTGAAAACCCCCATCTTTTCAAAGTATGTAGTAGTCGGTGATGTGATGGACGTGATGGACATCGATGCATTTCCCGTATATTATGCATAATTCAACTGAATAAATAAATATATATTTGTATTTGTATACATATATATAATAATGTCAATAATGGCTCGCATCTATTTCCCAAGTTCGGTTGGACAAAAACGACCCGGTGTGGATTTAACAAGCAGATATATCTTTGAAAAGTCGGAAAAGAGACAAAACTCGATACTTGTGCAAACGAAAAACGAAGGATCCCCTGTCAAAACCATGTTGTCTTACAACTTGATGAAACTCTATCGAGCAAACATGAAAACCGCTTTGGAATATCCGACCATCAATATTGGAGGAGACCACTCGATGGCCATCGCCACTGTTGCAGCATCTTTGCAAAAACACGGACCGAACCTTAAGGTGATCTGGTTCGATGCTCACGGAGACATAAACACGCGAAAGACTTCTCCGAGTGGGAACTTTCATGGCATGCCGCTGGCATTTTTGACCGGACTGGATCGCGATTTGTCCTTGTTCCCATTTTTACAAAACATTCCGACGCTCGCATTTAACAACATTTTATATTTGGGCATTCGGGATCTCGATGAGGGTGAAAAACAAGTGTTGAAAGAGAAAAACATCAAGTTCATCAAAAGTGCCGATATAAACAAAGATCCGGATGCCGCGTTCAATATGATTCGGGCATTTGTAGGCAAAGATCCAGTGCATTTGTCTTTCGATGTGGATGGGATCGATCCGTCGGAAATGCCATGTACAGGGACGGTTGCAAATCGCGGGGTCCGCGTGGATGCTATGAAACCGATTCTTGATAAAATCATGAAAAAGACAAATCTGATCAACCTCGATATCACCGAGTTCAATCTCGAGATCGGCGATGAAAAACAAAAAGATATCTCGATCCGCAATTTCATCAAACTCTTTCGAAAATATCTTTAGTGATTATTATTATACATTTGCATTAATTCTTTTGAGTTTTTGAAGGTGGCAACTTTATCATAATGTCCATAAATGATATCTTCCTCCTTCATTCTTGGATCAAATGCCTGCATGATTTTCAAGAAAAACTCGAAGCCTTTTTCGTCGATTTTGTCTGCCCAACTGTTGTTTGTAAATATCTTGCATGCGATTCCATTCTTGCGTAAATGAAAAAACATCAACAATAAAGCATCATATCGTTCGGCGGTTCCTGAAATATATTGAGCGATTTCTTCGACATTGAATTTGCCATCTTGACATTGTGTGGGATAGTTGGGTATCATAATCAATTGACATATAGACAACGTGTTATCCAAATCAAACAAAACGCATCGTTCCTTTTTTGGCGACGATTCGTTTGCCCATTTTATAATACCTTTGGTTTGAGAGATGGTAATGCCTTGGCTTGTTCGAAGTGCACATTGATTGCAAAGATTTGCGGAATGGTTCATGTCCATTCCTTTGGCAATCTGTTGTGCATATCGATTGTCTTTGTATTTTTTAGAAAACAGGATTGGATAATAAAAATCCGGTTTGTCATTCAAGATTTGGTTGTATGGCTTGTCTGGAAGAATGTATATAGATTTTATCTTTGGAAACATGTCTCTAAATGGTTTTATGTTTCGGTTGTAGTCGTCATCAAAAAACAGGATCGTATCTTTTTTGGTTTGGCGTTTTTGTGTTTTCGATTTTACATGTTTTCGTTTTTTTGTTGGAGTCATTATACAAAATGATGAAGATATTATCAAGGGGGGTAAAAAATATATTGGTATCAGCTATAAGACGTCATAAATCAATGGATCCCCAGAGACTTATTGAAAATGCAAAGATTTCCGGATTCCAGTCGTTGGACGACATAAAAGACAAGATCAAGACGTTTATGTGGAAAAGTACATACCACGATGGTTTTGAAGACTGGTCACAACGTCTTCATGCCGTCACCGGTGTAGAGATTCATCGAATCAAAGTGTTCAAATACATCATAGAAGTATATGCAACCGAGGAACCCGCGACATTTGACGTTTCCATCCATACAAATACCGTGACGATTCGAACCGGCGGAACCTTGTGGAATAACTACGAAGCGTGTTTTGACGAACTATGTCATTATCTATCTCAAGTTGGATAAGTCAGTCAATATTAGTACATATAACAACACACGTATGCAGTTATAAATATCTTTTCTTTTGTAATTATTTTTTTTTTTAAAACTCACAAATCATATCAAACACATCACTTGAAACACTTTTATTCGCAAGAGCATATTCACTCACAGTGCGTTCGAAGAAGTTCGACTTGCTTTCTAAACTAATCAACTCCATGAAATCGAGCGGATTTGAGCTGTTATACAGCTTGTCAATTCCCAATTGAACGCAGAGACGGTCACCGACAAACTCCACATATTGACTCATCAGTTTCGAGTTCATTCCAATCAAGCGACACGGCAACGATTCGGTGATGAACTCCTTTTCGATCTCGACGGCCTCCTTGATGATCTCAGCGATCTGCGGCTTTGCCAGTTTTACGTGCAGCTTTGAATAGAGAAGGATTGCAAACTCGGTATGCAACGCTTCATCGCGGCTGATGAATTCGTTCGAAAGGGTCAGTCCAGGCATGAGTCCGCGTTTTTTGATCCAATAAATGGAGGCAAAACTACTGCTGAAAAAGATGCCCTCGACGCACGCAAATGCGATTAATCGCGTGGCGAACGATTTGTCTTCGTTAGTATAACCGATCCACTTACGAGCCCAGTCTGCTTTTTTGGTAATGGAAGGACAGGTTTTGATCGCATTGAACAGTCGGTGTTTTTCGTTTTTGTCTTTGATGTAGGTTTCGATCAAGAGACTGTACATCTCCGAGTGAATGTTCTCAATGGCGATTTGAAAACCGTAAAATGCCCGTGCCTCTGAGAGTTGGACATCCGCCATAAATCGGGTAGCCAAGTTTTCCATAACAATTCCATCACTGGCTGCAAAAAACGCGAGAACCATCGAGATAAAATATCGTTCCTCGTCGTTGAGTTTTGCCCAATCGCTCAAATCTTTGGACAAATCGATCTCTTCGGCACGCCAAAAGCAGTCTACTTGCTTCTTGTACATTTTCCAGATGTCTTCGTCCTGAATTGGGAACATAACGTAACGCGAGGTGTCTTCGGTCAAAAGTGGATCTGTCATTCCTAAATAATATAAAACGTAGATTTTTATATTATCCATAATCACGCATTGCTCACAGTTTTGATTATTTTTTACTCTCGATGGATGTAGGACAAAATGTTGAATTTTGCCATTTGTTTTGATAAAACCTTCAATAAAACCTTCAATAACATCTTCAATAAAACCTTCAATGACATCTTCAATGACATCTTCAATAAAACCTTCAAGTCTAAGAGGAAGGATTTAAAGGCATAAGACCAAAGGTCTGAAAACCTAAGGTTTCCTTTAGTTTAGAACAAAAAAATCAAATCATTTTCTATTTTAAAATCACCACTAAAATGATCAAATCCAACATCGATACATCCAATATAGACGCAAAAACATTTCACAAGATGCTCTTTATTTTCAAATGCGTCGAAAATGGGTGGAAAGTGAAAAAACGTGACGACAAATACATATTCCAAAAGTCCCACGACGAGAAACGCGAGGTGTTTATGGAAGACTATTTAGAGAAATTCATTGCTGAAAACTCTTCTTTATAGATTTCGTATATAAAGAGAAAATCTATTATACGGATTAGAATGGAATCGATCGACGTCAAAAAAACCCTTGACAACTCTCTTTTACAAAAATACGATGTTAAGTTCTACGGAAGTGATCGAGACACCTACGACATCATCAACGACTTCTTGGAAGACAATCAAAGCGAACGTGCATTTTATATCATCGATCTCGGTGCACTCATGAATTCATACACCACCTGGTTCAAATATTTGCCCACGGTGCATCCTTACTATGCAGTAAAATGCAATCCTAATCCCGTGATTTTGGACGCACTCGCGTCTCTCGGATGCAATTTCGATTGTGCCAGCGAAAACGAAATGAAGATGGTGATCGAAATCACGAAAGACCCATCCCGCATCATCTTTGCGAACCCTTGCAAGATGTCCTCGCAAATTCGGTACGCAAGAGCGAACGACGTGGATTTGATGACATTTGATTGCGAAGAAGAGCTTTATAAAATCAAACTCTACCATCCATATGCGAAACTGGTTCTGAGGTTGGCGGTCGACGACAGCAAAAGCAAATGCAAGTTTAACAAGAAGTTTGGATGTAAACTGAGCCAAGTAGAAGAACTATTGACGATTGTGAAAACATTGAAACTCGACGTGATTGGGTTCAGTTTCCACGTGGGAAGCGGATGTTCGTCCGCGGAAACCTTTTACGAGGCAATTCGCGAATGCAAACATGCGGTTGATATTGCAACACAGATCGGGATCGAGATCACAACCATTGATATTGGTGGCGGGTTTCCTGGGATTGATCGCGATGTGAAGTTTGAAGACATTGCGAGACAAATCAATTTGGGCATCGAAGAGTTTTTCACGACGGATCATGGAAACATTCAATTTATTGCAGAACCTGGAAGATATTTCGCCGAGTCGAGTCACACGCTGGTGTTGAATGTGATTGGTAAAAAGAAACTGATCGACGAGCACACTGGAGAGAAAACGATTATTTACTATTTGAACGACGGGATTTATGGATCCTTTGGGTGCATATATTTTGATCACCACAGTCCAACTGTTTTACCTTTTAACGAGAGAAACGACAAGGTGCACAAAAGCCGACTCTTTGGGCCGACATGCGATTCGATTGATTTAATTTCTGACGAGATCATGCTCCCTGAATTGGCGATTGGGGAGTGGGTATATGTGGAGAACTTTGGTGCATATACGGTGGCGTCATCAAGCAATTTCAATGGATTTAAGACAAGTGTCTTCAAGTATATATTCCGTTCATAGACCACCACCGTGCGGTTCATAAAAACATCTCCGAGTTTTCTCTTTCCAATCCATTCATGATTCGCTCAAACTGTCTCGCAATCTCCTTTTCCAAATGGGGCAATCGAGTATATAACATGGGGTTCTCATATGAACCGCCACAGGTCGCATATTTATTGGGATTAAACTTAATAACTATGTTTTTGTCTTGGTCTTGTGTTTCATTATCATATACGATTTGAAGGAGAGTATCACCGATTTGGATTTGACTTGATCCTTGCCTGTGCACAAACCCATCAAATTTGGAATCGATGAATTTTTGGATCACGTCATCTTTGCATTTGTAAACGGTTTGCAGAGAAAGCGGATCGGACGGAAACGTCTTCACATAACATCGTTTACAGAATCCCTTAAACCTCGGTAAAATGGTTGTACAAGAACATTGCGAACATGATTTGCTCAATGATGGCAGTTCGACAAGAGAGACACACATCTTTTTCACATTTTTACTATCCGATTCTCGATGGTGTAAACAAAACAAGGGTTTCCCAAAACAATATCCATAAACCGCATTGTTTCGACAAGTGTCCTTTTTACAAATGGTCGGCATCCCCTATAAATTACCCCCTAAATATAAAATCGGGGGGCAAACCACGGTTAAACTCCATCTACATATGGTATACATATTTGCGAAAATATTTGTCTAGATTGGTGTAGGACGTGTAATATACATGTGTACAACCGTTTTCGAAACATGTAGAAACCCGCGTGTTATACGCTTATATTTAGGAAGAATTATGTTTTTAGATTATATAAAAAAATGGGAGGAGCTTTGATGCAATTAGTCGCCTACGGCGCCCAAGACGTTTTCCTTACAGGAAACCCCGAGATCACTTTCTGGAAGGTGTCTTACAGACGCCACACCAACTTTGCCATGGAGTCCATCGAGCAGACCTTCAACGGTCAGGCTGATTTTGGTCGCCGTGTTTCTTGCACCATCTCCAGAAACGGAGATCTTGCTTACCGCACCTACGTTCAGGTTACTCTCCCCGAGATTAACCAGGGCACTTCCGGCTCTGTCTATGCCCGTTGGTTGGACTACCCCGGCGAGCAGCTCATCGCTCAGGTCGAGGTCGAGATCGGTGGTCAGAGAATTGACCGCCAATATGGTGACTGGATGCACATCTGGAACCAGCTTACCTTGTCTGCCGAGCAGCAGGCTGGTTACTACAAGATGATTGGCCACACCACTCAGCTCACATACATCACTGATCCCGCTTTCGCTGAGATCAATGGTCCTTGTGCCGCTGTTGGTGGCCCCAGTCAGGTTTGTGCCCCCAGAAAGGCCCTTCCTGAGACCACCTTGTACATCCCCCTCCTCTTCTGGTTTTGCCGAAACCCCGGTCTTGCTCTTCCCCTTGTTGCTCTCCAGTATCACGAGGTCAAGATTAACATCGATTTCAGACCTATTGGTGAGTGCTTGTGGGCTGTTAAGGATTTGACTGCCATCAGCAGCACTTCCTCCCAGGCTGTCACTACTGCCTACCAGCAGTCCCTCGTCGCCGCTTCTATCTACGTTGATTTCATCTTCTTGGATACTGACGAGCGAAGAAAGATGGCCCAGAACCCCCATGAGTACCTCATTGAGCAGCTCCAGTACACTGGTGACGAGTCAGTCGGATCTTCCTCAAACAAGATCAAGATCAACTTCAACCACCCTTGCAAGGAGCTCATCTGGGTTGTCCAGCCCGATGCCAACGTCGACTACTGTGCCTCCCTCGAGGGCAACAGTACCCTCTTCAAGGTCCTCGGTGCCCAGCCCTTCAACTACACCGATGCCATTGATGCTCTCCCCCCCTCGATCCACGTCTTCGGCGGCCCCGCTGAGACCTCTGGTACCAACGCCTTCATTAGTGGAGGTGTTTTCCAGATGCCCGGTGCCATCGATGGCTTCGTCTCTGGCGGAGCCAGCTCCACACAGGACTGGCACCCCACTGGCGGTGTCTTCGGCGACGCTGGTGCCCCCACCGGCTCCATGTTGTCCGATGCCGGCACCTTCGTCTTGGCCGAGACTGCCCTCAACCTCCACTGCTGGGGCGAGAACCCCGTCGTCACTGCCAAGTTGCAGCTCAACGGCCAGGACCGCATCTCCGAGAGAGAGGGATCCTACTTCGACGTTGTTCAGCCCTTCCAGCACCACACCCGTGCTCCCGACACCGGCATCAACGTTTATTCCTTCGCCCTCAGGCCTGAGGAACATCAGCCATCCGGTTCCTGCAACTTCTCCAGAATCGATAACGCCACTCTCCAGTTGGTGCTGTCCTCTGGAACTGTTTCCGGAACTTCCACCGCCAAGGTTCGTGTCTATGCCTACTCTTACAATGTGTTGAGAGTGATGGCAGGCATGTGCGGCGTAGCGTATTCTTAAATTTTTAAGTTGACTGCAATAAACTTAAAATAATGAGAATGAATGTGTATCCAAAAGATATGCAAGTCTTGGTAAAACAAGGCAACATCTCCAAATTGCGGGAAACCCCTCAAGGTATAAAATACTAAACTGTGTAAGAAATTATGCAGTGGCTTATGATAACAACATAAGGTACAGTAAAAAGTTTTATATTATAGGGCAATCCGCAGCCAGTCTTCTAAGTCCGATATGATAAGGATATGAAGGCGGTTCAACGACTAAATGCTGATGGGCGTGAGAAAATTAATCATTTTCGATGATCGCATAAGATATAGTCTATCCCCACTCGAGAGGGTGTTGTGCCCATTCAAAAAGCACAAGGTTTAAATAAGAGGAAATGCTTATTTGTTAGAAACCGGTATAAGAGCTTAAATTCATTGCACAATTTTTTTAATTAATTAATTAATTTGATATAAAAAAAACCAATTTTTATCAAATGTTTCGACGATTCTCAACGACTTCTTTTGCATGTTTTTTCAAGAATTCTTGGTCTGTGTACTTTTCACGCATGGCCTTTCGTTTCAGTTGCATCTGCTCATGTTGATGTTCATTGACTTCATCAGTAGTCATTTTGTTTAAATTTGGTGAAAGTATATTGGTAACAGTAACGCTTGGTTTCGCCATTTCTTTTTGGGAAGAGCACTCATAAATTTTTTTTAGCTGATCCATAAACAAATCATATTCAGTGTCTTTTTTCATGAAATTACACTCACTGCAACATGCATTTGAATTGTGAAATGTGTATCCAACTTCGTTATCAAATCGATCGACTCCATTTGTATGATTTTCATGATTCTTTTTCCCACAAATATAACAATTCTCCAAAATGATTGCATTAAACTCTTCAATCGAAATCTCAAAACAGTACCCTCTCGCTTCTGCGTTTCTTTTATACTCCGAGTATGATAATGACTTGTGATTTTGAAAAGCAGATGGATAATAGTATCCACATGGTATCATGTTGTTATGTTTGAGAATATGTTCAACTCTTTGCAAAAATGTAATATTATCAACCGCACCTTTCATGAAATTACATAACTTGCAACAGCTGACACAGTTTTCAATGACATATCCTTGAGTTTGGTCCATCCGGTCAATTCCATTGAATCCTTTGTCTTGAACGATGCCACAATAGTAGCAGGGGTTTTTTACAGTGCTCTCAAACTGTTCAAATGAAAGTTCAAACAATCGTCTCTTTATGGTACAGTCATATTTGTAGTGATTAAAAGTTATCTGAACATTTTTTAAACGAGCATCATTCATCTCTTTCATTTTTTCGGGATTGTTTTCACGCCAATTCGCCATTGTTTCTGCGTTTCGCTTCAAATACTGTTCCTGATTTTCGTTGTGCTGTCTTCCTCGGTAGTTCAACGTTTTCAATACAACCTTTTCAGGATTCGCTTCTTCCCAAGCATGTTTTGTCGCAACTCGTTCAGGTTTTTTCGAATTGATCCGATCCAGTTCTCTCACATGTTCTTTGTCGCGTTTTTCGTTTTGTCTCTTGAATTCGTCGCGGCATTGGCTGCACGTTTTAAAGGAAACAAATGTTTCCTTTGGATCCTTCCTTAGATCTGAATTCGGCACTTCATTTACATTATTAAAGGAAACCAAGGTTTCCTTTGGATCCTTCCTTAGATCTGAATTCGGCACTTCATTTACATTATCAAAGCATGGGATCAAAAGGGAACTGCCGTTCCCTTTACCCAAGTAATCCGCAGATGGTTTCGATTTGCAGCAAACAGAACATTGCTTCATTCCATCGATAACTTCGCAAGACACAGATGATCGTTTTGCCTTGTCTCGATCGCGTTCTTTTTGTAAACATTCTTGACAACTCTTATTTGCATAGTCGGTGCCGAGTTTGGTTCTGCATCCCTTCAGATATTTTGTACATGGTCGTACGCCTTCGTTTTCACATTCGTCAACAAATAAACAAAGTTGATGCAGACCACAGTAAATATTTTGAGTTGAACGTTTGTATTTGCATCCATCGGATTTGCACAACACGACGGTTTCCTTTGCCTTTGTGCGGACTTCGTTGCCTCTTTCACTGCATTTTACACATTGTTTTACATTACCTTCAAAGTAATACATTTTATTACACCCTTTGCATAGCTGTAGGGCACAAAGCATTTCGGGTGTGTAATTGACCATATACTGGTGGTTCTTGCAAAATTTGCTACCATCTTCGGTGCAATTTCTACACGGATTGTTATTCCGATCTTTGCTTGCACACTTTGACATATTGTTTTATGATACATCATAAAATAAATGGAAGAACAATTCACTAAAAATCTGGATGAACTTGTCCAAAAATTTAATACACAAAAAGTATGCTTAACCACATACATCAAAAAGAATTTGAAAAAAGGGGTTCATTTTATTGAAAAAACACAACAACAAACTAATAAAATAAATCAGAGAGGTGGTCACAATATCATACATATCTTGTTGACCACTGAAGCATTCGAACTGGTTCAAAATACATATAACTTAAAAAACAGATATGTAAAAAAAATAAATGAAAATTGCGGACATGTGAACTTGGTTATGTCAATCGAAACACAAACGATCGGTTTTATAGAGAACTCATTTTCGCAAGCATTAAAAATGAAACGTCAAAAAAAAATTGGGACATATTATATCGATTTATTTTTTGAAGACTTCAATTTGGCAATAGAATGCGACGAAAATGATCACAAAGACAGATGTGAAACATACGAACAAACCCGAGAACAATACTTGTTAGACAGAAATATAACAATAATACGATATAATCCAAACGATAAACATTTTGATTTGTCGTATGTTTTGCAGTGTATAACAAACATTTTGTTTTGCAAACCACTTATACCGAATGTTATTAAAGTAAATTTTTAAACCGATGACGTACACTATAATTTTTCAGATTCGAAAAAATAAAGTTTTTTTCATGACTATTTGTGGAACGCGATTTGGACCCTACAATTCTCCGAGCCAACCCATGCTAATATTGCATTTCGCAAAGTTGAACCCCAACCAAATAGAAATCCCAAATGTGTATTTAGACAGAAAAACTGCATCCACAATGAATGAATACTCGATCGGTTTATTCGATAATGCAGCTAAACATGGAACAATGGGTGAATGGCATTACTAAGAATTAAAGGAAGGAGTAAGGCGACGTACCTGTAGCCGATGGCTACGCAAGTTTAAGGAAGGAGTAAGGCGTAGCGAGTATAAGGAAGGAGTAAGCGTAGCGAGTATAAGGAAGGATCAAAAGGAAACCTTGGTTTCCTTTAAGGAAGGAGTAAGCGTAGCGAGTATAAGGAAACCTTGGGTTCCTTATAATGGATTTAGGTATAAGGAACTGCGGGCTCGGCTCAGTTGTTACTAAATGTATTTTTCGCAAAAAAATAATGAAATCCTATACTATATAAAATGGCAACATCTACAAACATCGTGTTTCCAAACATTATCAACGTGGTGTTGAACGACTCACTGTCGAACTTCATGACGTTGACTACTGTTTCTCCTGCTGCAGCCACAGGAACCTTCACTTTCCGGAAAACCAACAGTTCTGGGACTCAGTTACAACCAACCAGTCAATACGACGCAGTCGGTCCTTATACGATTTACTGCAGCTTTACAGCAACAGGTTCGTACGCTTCTTCCACTGCGACAATCACCCTCTCGGTGCAAGATAAAGACTTGTTCAACAACTACTTCAACATCCCAGTGACCGATGGATCCAATGTCTTGGTCAACGGTGACTTCAATTATTTTACGTCCTCCATCGGAACAAATGCATCCGCGGTTTTTGAGTCGGGTGCTACGAGTAATACTGTACCAGGTTGGTACTTTTCTAAATATTATATAACTAGTGGTACATCTGGTATATTACAATGGGGAAACTGGGATTATAGTCCTTCATCAATTTTAAACAACGTCGATTTGGGATTGGGTGGTGGTGTAAACGGATTTCGATACCCATTTGGAAATGTTTGTTTACAACTGTATACCTCACTTTACCAATATTTTTACTGTGTTGCTGGAACATACACTTTGAAATTATTTGTTGCAACTACGACATCACACGGTGAGACATTCATTATAAACATCGATAAGAATCGGACACTAAACGTAAACGGAACCTCCACACTTGGAACTGGTGCATTACAAGTCGGGGTATGGCAACAAGTATCTGTAACGTTCACGGTTGCTACCACCGGCATGCATGCAATCTTACTACAATATACCGGAAATAAAACTTTTTACATCGGAAACATTTCAATCACCCCCGCCGCAACCAATTCGATTTATCTCCGATTTTCCAAAATCAATTCGCTCATTGCAAACGGTACGTTTGAAACACCTGTTGCTTCAACAAACAGCAAGTCTATTACCCCAATCACGAATTGGGACGTATCTGGAAATGCATGGACCCTCAATAATTACTCAACTGACCTCAAGATTCCCATACCCTATCCAAGTGGAAATCAATGTATCGCCATCGAAACCAATGCGAAAATCTCGCAAACCTTCACTGCAACAGCAAGCACTTCAAACTTCTTGTCATTTTATGCATGCAGTAGTTTGAACGACGGATCGATGAACAGTTTAAAAGTTACCATCAACAACAGCACCCTGATTTGTGATATTAGTAATTTAGCTTTCCGATCCGGTGGTTGGACAAAACAGATTTTTAGCGGGATTTCAACCATCAGCGGTGAAAACATCCTGACGATCCAAGGAGGGTCGACGATCGCGGGGTATATTAGTGCAATCGACAATGTGATTTTCGGTCAAGTGACAAAAGAGCAAGTAAATGTGCAATTTGGTCCACTTACCAACTACCAATATCTGCCACTCCAAAACGAAACGATGACTTCTAACACATACACAGCAATCGGCAATGGGTCGCTGATCGGAAGGTATGAATGTACCGCATCGACAAACGGGGTCTTTACAAACAGCGACATCTATTATTTATTCGATTCCAATCCCTCGACATTTTACCACTCGGCGTTTAACGGAGGTGGATTCTACTATTCAGAACCATATTTACAAAATGGAACTTACTGTGGAGCAAACAACATCAGTGGTATTTTGACGCACTTCTGGACAACCAATGTTGTCAACGTGGGAACGGTGAGCGGTGAGTGGGTCCAAATCAAACTCCCATCGCCGATAAAACTAACCGGATATAGTCTCGCGGCAAGACAAAATTTACCAAACAGATTCCCAGCCAACTATTATGTCCTTGGGTCCAACGATGGAACAACATGGTATTCGATAAAAAGTATAACCAACTCGCAAATAACTAACGCTCAAGTACCTGCGTGGCCAAACAGTCAATATGTTGACGTATCGAACAATACACAGATGTATATGTTTTACAGACTCGTTTGTACAAAACTGGTGAGCGATGGCAGGATTTTAAACTTCAGTAAGTTCTATCTTTTCGGAGACAATTCGAAAAACTATTATGGAACGCCTCTCGGTGCAAACCTGAATGCCTACTCGAGTGTTGTTTCAGGAACTTCGTTATATTATTTGGACCAAGGGTATACCGACCGCGTTTACCCAAACACATTACTTCCGGTAGGCAACTACACGTTGTACACGGTGTTCAACCCATCCGATACAGTTGATTATCTAACCTCATATGGAAGCACAACTCTTTCCGTAGTACCAGCGGAAACTGATGTGTTCAATAGCTACTTCAATATACCAGTGACCGACCGAAATAACGTTTTGGTGAATGGTGACTTCAACTATTTTCCTTCCACCATCACAACATCCGCTATATACGAATCGGGGGCTACGAGTAGTACTGTACCTGGCTGGTACTTTTCGAATTATTATTTGAATGGCAGCAATGGAACAACGGGATATTCGGGAGGTCCATACAGTTCAATCATATACAACAATGTCAATTTGGGCGGTGCAATCACATTTCCATACCCATTTGGAAATGTTTGTTTAAATTTGAAAACGTCAGTTTACCAATTTTTTTACTGTGTTGCTGGAACATACACTTTGAAATTATACGTCGCAATTCCAACTATGCAATCAAGTTCATCTGCAGGTGTGTATATTGATAAAAATACAATATTGTTGATAAACTTTGTTACCAGTGGACCCCTTGTTGGGACTGGTATGTTACAGGCCGGGTGGCAACAAGTAGTTACGACCTTCACCGTTGCAACAACCGGTATGCACTCACTTCTACTGCAATATACAGGAGCCCAAACATTTTACATCGGAAATGTGTCCATCACGCCCGCGGCAACCAATCCAATTTATCTCCAAATTTCCAAAATCAACTCGCTCATCGCAAACGGTACGTTTGATACACCTGTCGCTTCAACAAACAGCAAAACGAACCTTGCAATCACGAACTGGACCGTAACTGCAAATGCTGGAAATGCATGGACTCTCAATAATTACTCAACCGACCTCAAGATTCCGATACCCTATCCGAGTGGGAATCAGTGTATTGCACTCGAATCCACTGCGAAAATCTCACAAACCTTCACTTCGACTGCAAGCACTTCAAACGTCTTGTCCTTCTATGTATGTGGTGGGTTAAACGATGGATCGATGAACAGTTTAAAAGTTACCATCAACAACAGCACCCTGATTTGCGATATTAGTAATTTTGGTTTCCGCACGGGTGGCTGGTCAAAACAGATTTACAGTGGCATCACAACCATCAGCGGTGAAAACAGCCTCTCATTCGAAGGAGGGTCGCCGATCGCTGGTTACATAACCGCCATTGACAACGTGATTTTCGGCCAAGTGACGAAAGAGGCACGACCAATCACGTTCGTATCCCCGACAAACTACCAGTTTTTACCATTTCGAAACGAAACGATGACTTCAAACACGTACAATGCGACCCAACACGGATCCCTGAATGGGACATACGAGTGCACCGCTTCATCGAATCGGCCCGTATCCGGCTATGATATATACCAATTATTTACAAATGATCCGACAAAAATATACACAACATCGGATACTTATGGAGGAACCCCATTATATTATAGATTGCCTTATCCAGGTGATGGAACTTACATTGGAGCGACTGACTCCGCTGGCATTGTGGCGTACTTCTGGACAACCAACGTTATGAACGTCGGAACAATTAGTGGTGAGTGGGTTCAAATCAAACTCCCATCTCCGATACGGTTAACCAGATATGGACTTATGGGAAGAAGCAGATATCCGGAAAGATTCCCTCTCAATTACTATATCCTCGGATCCAATGACGGTTCTACATGGTATTCGATCAAAAGTGTAACCAACTCTCCAATACCGACATGGCCAAACACTCAATATGTTGATGTACCAGAAAATACACTGGCATACTCGTTTTACAGACTTGTTTGCACAAAACTTGGTACAGGTGGCCTGGTGCTCAATTTCAGTAAGTTCTATCTGTTTGGAGACAATTCCAAAACCTACTACGGAACCCCCTTAGGTTCGAGACTTACGGCGAGTACCGACATTTCAGGAACGTTTACATACTATACGGACGCAGCGTATAACAACCGCATCTACCCCGACTCGACACTTCCTGCGAGCAATTACACTTTGTACTCGGTCTTTACCCCCACAGACACAATCGATTACATACCCTCGTATGCAAACACCTCTCTTTCCATCATTGCGTCAAATCCTCAAATTGTCTTTCCAAATGTCATCAATGTGGTCCTTGGCACTACACTTCAGGATTTCATTTCAAGAGTTACCATCTCTCCTGTCGTCGCTGGATCATTCATCTTCCAGAAAAACAACAGTTCGGGTCCCATAATTACATCAAGTAGCATGTACGACGCAGTCGGTGCTTACACAATTGTCTGTACCTTTGTGCCAACGAATCAGGTTATTTACAATACAAGTTCATCCACAATCACCCTTAGTGTTGCAGACAAAGACTTGTTCAATAACTATTTCAATATCCCGGTGACCGATGGATCCAATGTCTTGGTGAATGGCAACTTCGATTATATTCCTTCCTCCATTCCAGACAATTCATCAGTCGGGTATTTATCAGGAACTTCCGCAGGTAGTTTACCTGGGTGGTACTCTACAAGTTGGGGATCGCCAACACAATATTGGACCGGATATAACATAACAATATACAATAATATCAATTTGGGTGCTGGCATTGCATTTCCATACCCGTTTGGCACCAAATGTATCGGCCTCACTGGATGGTTGTGGCAATATTTTTATTGTGTTGCTGGAACGTACACTTTAAAATTCTATGCTGCGGTTAAAACACTAATACATCCTGGAACTGTAGCACCAGATGTGGGAGGCTATGCCGGTATAAATATCGATAACGCTCGAGTTATGAACTTGAACCAATCAAAAACTGTAAGTTCACTCGGAAGCGACCAAATACCAGTCGCATGGAAACAAATATCTACTACTTTCACGATTGCTACTACCGGTATGCATTCGCTCTGGATGGCTTGGACAGGGGGAGGCACAGGATTTTACCTTGGAAACATCTCCATTACTCCGAACAACAATTTCACCTATTTGAAACCGTCCAAAATCAATTCGCTCATTGCAAACGGGATGTTCGAAACTGAGATCAAAACCGCAAACAGCAAGTCTCTTACCCCAATCACGAATTGGACCGTAACTGGAAGTGCATGGGTTCTCAATAATTTCTCATCAAATCTCAGGATTCCGATACCATATCCAAGCAGGAATCAGTGTATAGCCCTCGAATCCACTGCGAAAATATCGCAAACCTTCACTGCAACAGCAAGCACTTCAAACTTCTTGTCATTTTATGTATGTGGTAGTACAGATGACGGTTCGATGAACAATATCAAGGTTACTGTCAATAGCACTGTAATTTGCGATATCAGTTACTATTCTTTCCTGACAGGTGGCTGGACAAAACAGATTTTTAGCGGGATTTCAACCATCAGTGGTGAAAACTTCCTGACAATCGAAGGAGGGTCGCCGCTAAGCACCGGATACATAACCGCGATCGACAACGTGGTGTTCGGCCAAGTGACGAAAGAGGCAAGGCCAATCACGTTTCCTCCACAGACAAACAAGGGCGGAACACCCCTTGCTGCAAACTTGACTGCGACCACCGACATTTCGGGTACATTCGCTTACTATCTGAACGAATCGCGTACAATCTTAGTTACGGCAGCAACAACACTTGCTGTCGGCAATTACACTTTGTACACAGTGTTTACACCTGCAGACACAATAGATTACAACGTAGCATATGCAAACACCTCCCTTCAAGTGATTGTTCAAGTGATTTTCCCAAATGTATTCAACGTGGTCTTCGGCGACAAGCTTGAAGGTTTCATGAATGCAACCACAGTATCGTCCGCTGTTCCAGGAACCTTCACTTTCCGAAAAAACAACAGTTCTGGGACTACACTTAAATCAACCGACACCTACAACGCAGTCGGTACTTATACAATTTTTTGCAGCTTTATACCAACTGACGCGTCGGGTGGTGCGTACAATTCTTGCAATGCAACCATCACACTTAACGTCGCCGACAAAGACTCGTTCAACAACTATTTCAACATCCCCGTAACAGACCCAAACAATGTTTTGGTGAACGGCGACTTTAACTACATTCCCTCCACCATTGGAGAAGGAACCATGGTTTCCGCACCCACGAATGTTCCCGGGTGGACGTTTTACAAATACAGTATTTACGACATCCACTTGGTGAACAACATGGATGTTTCGGCAGGCATTACATACGAACCTCCTTTCGCAACCAAGACTACAAAGGTGATTTATTTCACTGGCGGCTACTTGTTTCAGTGGTTTTATGCGAATGCTGGCACCTACCAGTTCTCCGCATACTACGCAGCACCCGGTGTGTCTACAAATTACATATATATTGGAGTTGATTCACTTTCAACATCCACATTGAGATCTTCCGTTCCATACCCGAATCTACAAAACTGGCAATTATACACCCAAACTGTAACCATTTCGACAACCGGAATGCACCGATTTATGATGACCACCAATTCAAATTCGCAATTCTACGCGGCAAACTTATCACTAACACCCATCAGCAATCCAATCTACCTGAGGTTTTCAAAAATCAGTTCCAAGATATTCAACGGTGCATTCGAAACGGATGTGCAAACCACGAACAGCATGACGCTCGCTCCATTAACCAACTGGACGACAGTGACGGGCAACATTTGGGTTCTGAATAACTACACTCCCTATTTATCTACACTGCCCTATCCTTATCCGAGTGGAAATCAATGCATTGTCGTTGGTGGACTTGGTAAAATCACACAAACATTCACCCATGTAGCAAGCAGTGTGAACTATTTGTCGTTTTACATGTGCAGCATCAACGACGTTTCGGCAAACGGGATTCGCGTTACACTCAATAGCACCACCATTTTAGAAATCAGCAGCAATAATTTAGCCACATCCGCAAGTAGTTTGAATAGTGGTAGTTGGCAAAAAATGCTGTTCAGCGGCATTACAACCATCAGTGGTGAAAACGTGCTGACAATCGAAGGATTGAAGGATGGCAACTTTCTCACTGCCATCGACAACGTGATTTTCGGCCAAGTGACGAAAGAGGCGAGGCCGATTACGTTTGTATCGCCAACAAACTACCAGTTTTTGCCATTACGAAACGAAACGATGACTTCAAACACATACAATGCGACTCAACCGGGATCTTTGATCGGAAGGTATGAGTGCACCGCGTCCTCGAATCGGACTGCCACGTTAGTCGACATCTTTTATTTATTTGATACCAGCCCAGTATCATTTTACCACGGGTCGTCGGTAGGTGCTGGAACTCCGGCATACAATTCACTCCCTTACGCAAGCAATGGAAATTACATTGGAGCGAATGATGGCAATAACAACTTGGCATACTTCTTTAAAACCAGTGTTGTCAATGTCGGAACGATTAGCGGTGAGTGGGTTCAAATCAAGCTCCCGTCTCCGATACAGTTAACCAGATATGGTCTCTTGGGTATAGAAACTTTTCCAAATAGATTCCCGAAAGACTACTATATACTCGGATCCAATGATGGTTCTACCTGGTATTCTATCAACAGTGTAACCAACTCTCAAGTGCCCACGTGGCCCAACACTCAGTATATTGATGTTGCGAATACACAGATGTACATGTATTATAGACTTGTTTGCACAAAACTTGGTACAAGTGGCGGAATTATTAATCTCAGCCAGTTCTATCTTTTCGGAGACAATTCCAAAACCGAATACGGATCCCCCTTGGGTTCGAGACTTACGGCGACTACCGACATTTCGGGAACATTTGCATATTACTTGGACCCAGCTTATACAAATCAAGTGTATGGCGACTCCACGCTTTCTGATGGCAATTACACTTTGTACACCGTGTTTTCACCGACAGATACGATCGATTACTTACCCTCGTATGCAAATGCACCACTCACATTGATAACGCCGAATCCCAAAATCGTGTTTCCAAATGTGATCAACGTGGTATTGAACGATAAACTTGCAGATTTCATGTCAAGGGTCACTGTATCTCCTGCCAACGTCCCTGGGACATTCACATTTAGAAACGCATCTGGTTCCATAATCACGTCCGATAGCAGTTACAACACGGTTGGTCCTTATACGATTTCATGCACCTTTGTACCGAACGTTATAGATACCAAGTTCTATGTTGTGTGGCATTCAAACGGCAGTTACAATGTTCAATCCTTCACCACACTTGCTGAAGCGACTACTAACTACAATTCCATCGCTAATTCATTATCGAGGGCTCTTTTTAATCCCAGCCAAAACGTTGTACAGAGTTGGTACTTTGACGAGTCATGGCGACAAGGTATTTTGACATATTATCTAAGTGTTGTTGGTTATTTTGCAAGTTCGTCCGCATATACTGTATACGTTGCAGACAAAGATGTGTTCAACCACTATTTCAACATCCCAGTGACGGACCCTAACAATATCTTAGTGAACGGCAACTTCGAATATATTCCTTCCTCCATCGCTGAAGGAACAAGTACAACGAATCTTATAAATTTGCCGGGGTGGAATGTCACTTTCAATACTGCTACCAGATTGTACAACAATGTCGATTTGTCAAACAATAATGGTATTACATCATTGCCATATCCGTTTGGCACCAAGTGTATAAGATTAAGATCTGCAATTTATCAATCTTTTTATTGTGTTGCAGGAACATACACTTTCAGTGCGTATCTTGGTGCAACTACATTAACCGGAGGTATTGAGTATATTCGGGCGAACATAGACACAACACGTATAATTTCTACAGGTGGTTCAACTGTGGGTTGGCAAGTGATTACTGCAAATTTCACAATTGCGACAACTGGAATGCACTATATAATGCTTGATTATTCAGGACCTTCTGTGTTTTACGTGGGAAACATCTCCATCAAACCAGTCAACAACTTCACCTATTTGAAACCGTCCAAAATCAATTCACTCATTTTGAATGGCGTGTTCGAAACCGAAATCAAGACCGCGAATAGTCGAACTATCACACCCATCACAAACTGGACCGTTGTGGATAACACCAATGTTTGGGTTCTCAATAACTTTTCATCTTACACTGCAATCCCTCAACCCTATCCAAGTGGCAATCAGTGTATCTCAATTGAATCTCTTGGTAAAGTCAGACAAACCTTCACTGCAACAGCGAGCAGCTCAAACTTCTTATCTTTTTATGCTTGTGCGATTTCAGATACATCAATCAATATTTTGCGGTTCAGTATTAACAGCACGGTGATTGCGGATATGAATACAAATATGTTTCGCTGGGGAACTTGGACAAAGGTGATTTACGGCGGAATTACAACCATCAGTGGCGAAAACTTCCTGACAATTGAAGGTTTAACAGCCGGATCCATAAGTGCGATCGACAATGTGGTGTTCGGACAAGTTGTAAAAGAGGCGAGGCCGATTACGTTTGTATCCCCAACAGACTATCAGTTTCTACCGCTGCAAAACGAAACGATCACGTCAAACACATACAATGCGACTCAGCCGGGATCATTGATCGGAAGGTATGAATGCACCGCGTCGTCGAATGCGGTGTTTACAAACAGTGACATCTATTATTTATTCGATACCAATCCATCTACAAATTATAGCACATCGTTTGCTATCGGCGGAAACCCATCATATTATTCATGGCCTTATGCAAACAACGGATTTTACAGTGGAGCAAACAACGCCGCTGGTGCCTTGGCTTACTTCTTTAAAACCAATGTTGTAAACGTCGGAACGGTAAGCGGTGAGTGGATTCAAGTCAAACTCCCATCGCCGATACGGTTAACCAGATATGGTCTCGCTCCTCGCGAACAAAATGGTCATAGATTTCCACTCGACTACTATATACTGGGATCCAATGACGGTTCTACATGGTATTCGATCAAAAGTGTTACCAACTCGCAAATCCCCACATGGCCAAACACTCAATATGTTGATGTATTAAACAATACACAGATGTACATGTTTTACAGACTCGTGTGTACAAAAGTATCAATCTATGGAAACAATATGAACATGTTGAATTTCAGTCAGTTCGCTCTTTTCGGAGACAACTCCAAAACCAACTACGGAACCCCCTTGGGTTCTACTTTGAACGCGATCACCGACATTTCCGGTTCCTACGCATATTATTTGGACCCATCGTATTTGGACCGCGTATACCCCGACTCGACACTTCCTGCCGGCAACCACACATTGTACACTGTGTTTAACCCATCCGATACTGTTAATTACAGTCCCTCGTATGGAAACCGATCGTTCACGGTGGTTCTGCCCAACCCGCAAATCGTGTTTCCAAAGATCATCAATGTGTTGTTGAACGAGACCTTGTCGTACTTTATGACGACGACAACTGTATCCCCCGCGATCGCAGGAACATTCACGTTCCGTAAAACCGACAGTTATGGATCTGTATTAGACCTGAACAGCGAATACGACGTCGTCGGCGACTATGTGATTTACTGCGTATTTGTACCCACGGACACTGCAAACTATAACACAATCGCATCCACGTATGAAGTGTCAGTCCAAGACAAAGAAGCATACAACAACTATTACAACATCCCAGTAACGGATTTGTCAAACATCTTGGTGAACGGCAACTTCAATTATTTCCCGTCGAGCTATTCCGGCACGATGACAACAAATGCAACAAACATTACAGGATGGAGCGTAGGTGCAAATCAGTTTTTTAACGATTACAATTTTTCTTCTGTCGGTGCAAGTTACCCAGCACCATTTGGATCCATTGTGATCCGAGTCATCCAGGCAAGCATATATCAGTATTTTTATGCCATTGCCGGCACTTACACCGCTTCGTTAACTTACACGAATACCTATGCACGGCAAGGTGATTATATTCGTTTTTTTATTAACAACGTAAACGCCGGAACTCTGACTCTTGGTACAACAGCAACTACTGGTCAAGTAACAAACTGGACAAACTTCTCAGTTGATTTTACGCTTGCCACCTCCGGTATGCACGAATTGCAGATTTTTTCTACCAGTAATAGTACATATTTCGGGAATGTCAAGATTGTTCCAACTTCCGTGGCCACCAATATTTCTTTTCTCAAGTTTTCAAAGATTGACTCACAGGTCTTTAACGGAACATTTGAAAGTGAAATACGAACTGTGAATACCCGAACCCTAAATGCCCCTTTGGCGAATTGGAATATTGCAACCACCACTGGTGTTTGGTTACTTAACAACTTTTCATTTTCATCCACTGTACCAATTCCATATCCAAGTGGAAACCAGTGTCTTGGAATTGAAGGGCAAGGAAAAATCACACAAACATTCAATTACATCGACAGTAGTTTCAATTATTTGTCTTTCTACTTGACTTCAACAACGGATACTTCGAGAAACCCCATTGTTGTAAAAATGAACAATACGGTGATTTACAACCCATCCTCGCTTATGTTTCGGAGTCAAACGTGGACAAAACAGATTATTACAAACATCGCCACGGTTGCTGGACAAAACACGCTATCGATTGAAGGTACAGACACCAATAAAATCACAATGATCGACAACGTGGTCTTCGGATCAATCGCCCGAACACCAAGCATCACGACATACACTTTGCCAGCGAATACAACCATACCATATGGCACGCCGTTGGCCCAGTTGCTGACCGCCACGTGCAATGCTCCCGTAACATTTTCATATTTTATCAACGACCAATATACAAACCAAGTATATGCGGATTCAACCTTACCCGTCGGCAGTTATCAGATGTATGTTAAATCAACGCGGATCGACATCTATAACTTTGATTCGGATTCGACTGCAGGTCCCCAAAACTTCTCGGTTATAATGCCGAATCCCCAGATCATTTTCCCAAATGTGATTAACGTGGTATTGAACGAGACGCTTGCAGATTTCATGTCAAGGGTCACTTTATCTCCTGTCAACGTCCCTGGAACATTCACTTTTAGGAACGCATCTGGTTCCATAATCACATCCGACACCAGCTACAATGCGGTTGGTCCTTATACGATTTCATGCACCTTTGTGCCGAACCCTACCGGTATTTACAATACGAGTTCATCCACATATACCGTGAATGTCCAAGACATCGACTCGTTCAACAACTATTTCAACATCCCGGTAACCGATCCGACCAATCTCATTGTGAATGGCAACTTTGATTATATTCCTTCCTCCATCGGAGTAGGAACCAGTTCCACAAGTTTGACAAATGTGCCTGGATGGAATATTGGTTTCAATGCTTTGACCATACTGTACAACAATGTCGATTTATCAAATAATGGTGTAGTGAAGTCATTGCCATATCCGTTTGGCACCAAGTGTTTGCGAATCAATTCATTTGTATTCCAGTACTTTTATTGTATTGCTGGAACCTATACATTTTCTTGTCATGTAGCCATCCCTGTAGCGACCCTTGTATCAAGCGGTCATTGGGTAAGTGTATTAATAGACGGAGTCCAAATCGCAGGTATAAATAATCCAACCCAGTTGGTACTTGGATGGCAACAGTTTTCTGTCAATTTCACGGTCGCAACCACGGGAATGCACTATCTTCGGTTATATAATAATAATTCGAGTGCATTTTATTTTCAAAACATCTCCATCAAACCTGTAACAAATCCCATCGCTACTTACGTGCGTTTTTCCAAAATCAATTCACTCATTGCAAACGGTGTCTTCGAAACGGAAATCAAAACCGCGAATAGCCGATCTCTCGCACCCATCACAAACTGGACGGTTGTGAATAACAACGTGTGGGTTCTCAATAACTTTTCATCTTACACCACGATTCCTCAACCGTATCCAAGTGGAAAACAGTGTATTGCCATCGAAACTCTTGGTAAAGTCAGACAAACCTTTTTTGCAACAGCGAGCAGCTCAAACTTCTTGTCTTTCTATGTATGTGCGATTTCAGATACATTAATCAATACTTTGCGGTGCAGCATTAACGACACGGTGATTACAGATATCAACATGTTTGGATCGGGCACTTGGAGAAAGGTGATTTACGGCGGCATTTCAACCAACAACGGAGCAAACACGCTTACAATCGAAGGTTTAACAACCGCCGCCGGATCCATAACTGCGATTGACAATGTGATTTTCGGACAAGTGACAAAAGAGGCACGGTCACTATCATTTGTATCCCCGGCGAACTATCAGTTTCTGCCATTGAGAAACGAAACGATTACGTCAAACACATATAATGCGACTCAGCCCGGATCCCTGATCGGGACATACGAGTGCACCGCATCATCGAATGCACAAAATGTTAATGATGACATCTATTATTTATTCGATACCAACCCATCGACATTTTACCACGGGTCATATATTAGTGCAGGAACTCCATTCTATAAATCGGTGCCTTACGCAATCGATGGAACTTACGTTGGAGCAGTCGACACAAACTACGTCTTGACTTACTTTTGGACAACCAATATTGTCAATGTCGGAACAGTTAGTGGTGAGTGGATTCAAGTCAAACTCCCATCTCCCATACGGTTAACAAGATATGGTCTCGCCGGTAGAATCAATTGGAATACAAGAATCCCTCTCGATTATTATCTCCTCGGATCCAATAATGGTTCTACATGGTACTCTATCAACCGTGTCACCAACTCACAATTACCGACATGGCCAAACACTCAATACGTTGATGTACCTGGAAACACGCAGATGTACATGTTTTACAGAATCGTTTGTACGAAACTTGGTAGTGGCCAAATGATAAATCTCAGTCAGTTCGCTCTCTTCGGAGACAACTCGAAAACCTACTACGGAACCCCATTGGGATCAAGTTTGAACACGATCACCGACATTTCCGGTTCCTACGCATATTATTTGGACCCGTTGTATAACAATCGCGTTTATCCCGAGACGACGCTTCCAGTTGGCAACCACACATTGTACACAGTGTTTTCCCCATACGATACAGTTGATTATCTAACATCGTCAACAAACCGATCGCTTACCGTGGAAATGCCCAACCCGCAAATCATCTTTCCAAAGATCATCAATGTGGTGTTGAACGAGACCCTTAATTATTTCATGGCGACGACAACCGTATCCCCTGCAGTCGCAGGAACGTTCACGTTCCGAAAAAACAATAGTTCTGGATCTGTATTAATCTCAAGTAGCGTGTACGACGCGGTTGGCGACTATGTGATTTACTGCGTATTTGTACCCACAGACACTGCAACTTATAGCACCATCGCATCGACATTTGAAGTCTCAGTGCAAGACAAAGACGCATACAACAACTACTACAACATCCCAGTAACGGATTTGTCAAACGTGTTTGTGAACGGTAACTTCACAAATTTCCCGTCGACATATTCGTCTGGAACCGAAATAATGAACCCGATGAATGTTCCTGGATGGCGGTTTGATACAACATCCTATTTGCGTAACGGGTTGGCAGTTCCAGGAACAACATTTCCTCCACCTTTCGGGAATGTCGTTGTACGCACGAGTTCAGCAAGTGCTCGATTAAGACAAAGCTTCTTTTGCGTTGCCGGGACATATACATTTTCGATGATGTACGCAAATACTGCATCTACACCATCAGTAATTTTATATGTGGAGTTTGACTTTGTCATTGCAATTTCAATTACACTCGGAACAACGAATGACTGGAAACTACTGACCGGGACCGTAACTTTGACACATGGTATGCATGAGTTTACAATTCGTGCATCTTCTTCTTCAAACGCAGTGTATTTCGGAAATATCAAACTTGTGCCCACTTCCGTGGTCAACAACATCTCTTATATGAAGTTTTCGAAGATTGAGTCGCAGGTGTTCAACGGCTCATTTGAAAGCGAGATAAGAACCGCCAATAGTCTGATTCTCGATGCCCCATTG